TAGGCCACGCTCGAGCTCGCACAGATGGCGGTGTACGTCGTGCTGGCAAACACGAGATTGCCGCTAGTGCCAACGGCCACGGTTGAGGTGCCGAGGGCTTCCATGCTGATCTCGTCGTCCTTCAGCGCCGGGGTCTGGTAGCGTCGCCCAGCACCGGTGGCAAGGCCCAGGTGCGACTCGTCAAGCAGATCACCGCCGGGAGTGACGGTGACGCTGGTGACCGTGTAGGTGGCGCTGGCAAAAACGAACGTCGAGCCCTGCGAGTCGGTAGCCATCTGGCCTCTCCTGGTGAGTTACGGGCGGCACAGCCCTACTCACAGGCTAGGCGATGGCGGGGCAACCCTTGCAGTTACGCCCGGCCCTTCTTAGCCCTGGCAGCCATGTAACGTGGCAGCTGCTTGAGGGCTTTTTCGTAGGCCAGTTTCATCTCTGATTCAAGCAATGCCTTTACCTGTGACTCAGAGGCACGGGACGCTTGCTCAATGGGGTGCATGGCAGGCATGCGGCCACGATTGGCATCGCTCTTCGTTACCCGTGGCTTGGTGCCGTACTCCACCATGAACTGGTGCTGCGTCTTGTTGTTTGCCTTGTTTCGACGCTTTGAGCTCTTGGGTGATTCAGTGCCACCCTTCGGAGACTTGCGATAGCCGACAATCGCTACGGCCGAGCCGGTCTTCGTATATCGCTTGGCCTTGGTGGCGATACCACGCCGCAGATTGCCGGTTGGCCCGACGGGCGTTTGCCGTTTAAGTTCCTCTTCGGCGGGCTTCATGGCACGCTTGACGCCAGCACCAATGGCAGCCGACGCGAGCGACTTCGGCAACTGCCGGAACTGCTCGGCCAAGCCGGGCAGGTCTGGAAACTCCAGCGTCATTCCTGGTCGTGCCATTACGTCGCCTCGTTGATCCTGAACTCAAACGACTGCTGAACGCTGTAGTACGGCAGCATCTGGTCATCGGCTGGCATGTCCACGCCGTCAGCCTCAGTCTGTAGCGTGCTCCTCTGGATCGTCACGCCCGCCGTCGTGCCCGTCCAGCCATCCACCGCCAGGCGTACGGCACGGGCAATGGACTTCACTGACGTGTAGGACGTGCCGTAGGTGGTCAGCTGCAGCGTCACGACGGGGTTGCCGACGTTGCCGGCCAGCGACTGCGGACGCTCTACGCCCGTCCGCTGATACACCACAAGCGGCAGCGGCGTGCCCTGCGGGGCAATCAACGGATAGACCCGCGAACCGATGAACTGGCTCACGGCCGTCTGGCTCGTCAGCCGCTGAAACAAAAACGATTCCGGTGCTTCAACGATGCTCATGTGGCGGCCTTTTCTGTGCAGATGAGCTCAAGGTACCAGCCCCGCTCGTATTCGTTTATCGCCCCAATCTCAAGCGTGCGGGTTCCTTCCCACACAATTCGCATGGAAACCTTGACGCCGGGCAACTCGCGGATGGTCACTTTGTGCCCAGTGAATCCGACTATCTGGCCATACCGCTCGGCTTCCCGGCCCGAGAGTGCCTGCACGTCTGCCCACACCGTGGCAAACGTTGACCACGACAGCGAGACTTCGCCAACGGAATTGCGTGTTTCCGTCGCCTGCTCAATCACGATTCTGTCGGTCAGGCTGCCGGCGTCGATCATTTGTAGGAACCCCAGCCAATAGTGCTGAGCATCGTCTTTACGCCAAATGGGATCTCAGTAAGCGTCACTTCGGCTGAAGCCTCACGGTTTTTCCATAGGTGAGCAACCAGCAAGAGAATGGCCGACTTGACCGGTGCGGGCACGCTGGTGCCGGTGGCTGAGTAGCCCGCGTACCACGTCACCACGGTGCTGTTCTGATCCACGAGGTGCGAGGGCCACGTCTTGCCGTACAGCGGGCGACAGACGCCAGGAGTGGCCTGTCTATCCACCCGGTACTCAACGGCGTCTAGCGTCGTCGTAGAGGCTCCAGCGTCTGGCGTGTAGGTAATCGTAACAGCCGTGGCCGTCCCGGTCTGCACCATGGGCGGCCGTGGCAGTTCGATATCAAGGTTGGGCACCGTGCCCTGGCGTCCCTCGATGTTGTTGCCGTCCGCCCGCAACCCAAACTGCACCGGGCTGCCGACAGGGCCATAGAACGAATCGAGACGCATCTGCCACTGGGTGGTGCAAAACGTCCTGTCGGTGTAGTCCTCTGCCCAGCGTGTCGCCGCCGTGATGAGCGTGCCAATTAGGTCGTCCTCGGCCGACGAATCAATACGCAGGTGGGCCTTAGCCTCTGCGAGCGTTACGGGATTGTTGGCCGGCTCGGTGGCCCGCACCAGGCTGCGATACCTCATTTGGACTTCCTCCCTCTGCGACGTGGTGCGTCGGCCGTCTCAACGTCTCGGCGTTCGACCATGGCCACCTCGAGCAGCTGCCGCTCTTCGGGCATGATCTCGCAGACGCCAGCAAACAGCAAAGACTTGGCCGGGCCACGCGGGTACGTGATGGTGTCGCCTTTGCGGTACACGCCGTGCGGACGAAGGAATCGCAAAGTCACTTGATCGTCAGGCATTGGACGCCTCCCCATGTTCGATGGAACCCCACGCAGACGGCGGGCGTTTTCCGCCGGCAGACCAATACTGGCTCGGTGACTGCCAGACGGGCTTCAAGTCCCTCCCCGGCCACGTGAACTTGAGTTCAGCGTGCCCAATGGCTATCTGCGGTGCGATGCCGAGCGTGTTGCCGCCTGCCTTGAACTGCCGCCAGAAGTGGATGTCTGGGTCGGTTCGTGGCTGCTCGCCTTCGGGGGCGTCGCCCCAATGCCCGTCAGGGCGTGGCGTACCCAGGAACCAAGGCGTCGGCGTTTTCTTGAGCGCCTCGCTGCGGATCAGCGTGCATCCGAAGTGGGCGGTGCTCACCGGCTGCACGACAGCCTCAAACCACGTATTGGGCAGCTGCACCAGGCCGATGGTGCCGTCGTGGCCTTCTGGCGTAAACATGGGCACGCCCTCGTCCCTCTTCGTTTGCAGCGGAGCGACGGCGTCGTAGCCGCTCACCATGGCAGCCGTCATGAGCCGCTGGACTGTGTCGGCCTCAAAAACGCTGTCGTAGTCAATCGCCAGAATCCAGTCGGTGCGATCCAGCATCTCGAGCAGGACGCGATCGAGGCACTGCTCCCAGAATGCCCCCACGAACTTTGTTGGGCGAATGCCGAGCGGCAGCAGCGACTGCATGACGCAAAAAAAGTTATCGCTGAACGTCAGGCGTGGCATCGAGAATGCCGCCTCGACTCTCAGGTCGTGCTCGGCGTTGCCAACACTTACTTTCACGGTGTGCTCCCTGTAACGCAGAACGGGCGGCCGGGGCGAACCCAGCCGCCCGCTGTGGGCGTTATCGCAGCAATGTCAAGCAATCACAGGTTGGCGACGTTGTTGACGCCGCTCTGGGCAGCCGTCACGGCATGCTCCTCGGCCTTGCCGAGGCGGGCGTTGCTCGCAATGGCAACGGTGTTGCCGGGGCTCGTCACGACCGTCAAGTATCGCTTGCGGCCCCGCAGGTCAACGTTAAACCGAGCAACCGCACCAACGGCCGCGCCGGTCGTGCTGCCAGCACCAGCCGTGATCGACAGGCCCGTAACGTCCGCCTGGCCCGAGCCGCTGGCGTCGCTCTCCTGAACCTTCAGCACGCTGGCATACGCCGCAGTGGCCGCCGTGAAGGGCGAGAACACAACGTCGATGCTGGCGTACTTGAAGCCTGCACAGTCGATCTCGTGCGAGTGCGTGGCCGAAGCCGCAACGCTCGCCGTGGCCTTCGTGACGCTCTTGTTACCAGAGGCGTGGTTCATGTCTCAAAGTCTCCAGGGAAGGGTGTCAGGGTCAGGCGAGCTTGAGGGCGACCACAGGGCCGGCCTCACTGGTGGTGCCCAGCGAGTGATGCACAGCCGCAATTCGCATCACGCACCTCCACGCGGTCTGGTCAACCTCGAAGTAGCGGTCGGTCGAGCTGGCAATCTGCATGTCGCCCTTGTTCGCCATGATGGACGACAGCGAGATGTCGCCGCAGTAGGCCGCGATCTGGCCGCTCGTCGGGGCCGCCGTCATCTTGAGCACCCACACCACCGGCAGGCCGAGGAACGTGTTGGGCGTTCCCTGGGCAAGGTTCTGGGCGGTGTTGCCACCAGACAGAGCACCAATCGTGCCAGAGCCAGCGGTGCCGCTTGAGAGCATCATCCGCTGCACCGACTGGTGGTAGACCTGCGGGTGCATGTACCAGGCCGAGGTGCCGATGGCGTATCGGGGCAGCTGGGCGAGCACCGACAGGTAGTCATCAATGTCAAGAGCCGCAATCGACGTGTTGCCGCTTCCGGCCGACACGACACCAGCGGTGTGCGTGCCGTCATCGATCTGCGACAAGCCCCGGATGCCGCCGTAGGCCGACGTTCCCGTGCCGTTAAAGAACGCATCGTCGATCGCGCCGGAGAGGCTAGTCGCGTACTCTTGGACCAACCACTGAGCCACCGAAATCGCATTGTCGGCCAGGAGCTCGTTGCTGACGCGGGTGGCTGCCGCGATCTTTTGCAGGACCAGCTGCACCATCGTCGCACTGGGGTCGCTGGTCGTGATCGTGGAATTTTCACCGAGCCAGTAAGAAGTCACGCCCGACAAACGCTTGGGCACCAGCAGGGTGTCAGACGAAGTCGTGACCCGCTGGGCGAGGTTCATGGACACGCCGAAAGTCTCGACAAGGCGAATCAACGAATTGCTGAAATCCTCGAAAACCAGCGCACCGCCGAGGCTGTTCACCTGGCCGCCGAGGTCACGGGACTCGATGCCGAGCGAGTCACGCACCCACTGGCGGGCGTGAGAGTCGCCGTTGAGCGACTTCAGCCACATGCCGCAGCGATGGGCCACCTCGGGCGACTCGAAAACGCCGGCCTTGTAACCACGGTAGGACACGGCCTCGATACGGGGCTTGGCCATTTCGGTGGACTCCACGGGGGCAGCACGGTGCAGAACCTTGAGCAGTTCGGCCTTACGGGCCTCACGGGCCTCTTCCTTGGCGATTGCCGACTTGATCCGCTCGGCCTTGGCGAGCAAATCGTCGTACTTCGCCTGGCGAGCTTCGGCAGACCGCTCCATCGCGGCGGGCATGGTCTCGTCGCCTTCCATCGCCGTCTCTTCGGCCGGCTCGCCCTCTTGCTCCTCGAGCATCCCCATTTCGGCGAGAGTCGCGGCGAGTTCGTCGAGCAGTTCCTTGACTTTGCTGGCGGCCATTCGTGTGGCTCCTGTGTGCGGTAGGTGGTGACCTATACGCACGCTAGAGCCAGCGGTGCCGTTCCTTGCAGTTAAGGGAACGAGGTTGTTACCTAGTTAGGTAACGAGCGCCGGCGAACTTCGCACGACTTCACGACGTGCTTGGCCGTCTTGCGGCATGACGGGCATCGCAGATAGCGAGTGCAGACGCCGCCCTTTTCAGCCGACGCATACACGCCAAGACGTGCAGATCGACAGTGGTGGCAAACGTCACCCGACTTTGTAGCCATGCTGTCGCAGGAACCTACGGATTGCCTTTTCGCTCTTCGCATCCCGTGAGAGACCCGGCAGCGTCAGCGCCGGTCGGTGCGATTGTAGGAACCGCTCAAAACTCCTCTGAGCGATAGACACGGTGGCATCTGGGTACGCCGGGCTCAGGACTGGCGACACGTCGAAAACGCCGTCTACCTCGTGGACGTATCGCACCGCCATGCCATCATCTTCGGCCCAAGTTTCGCCAACGCCAGGCTCTTTGAGAGCGAACGCGAATGACGAGCCCCAGATGTCGCCTCGAGCGATCAGCACAGACAAATCACGGCCGAGCGAAGTGTCTGGCGTTTCGACAGCGTACGGCATCCCCTCTGAGTCAGTGGACACAGACAAGGTGCCGCTGCGGGTGCTGCCGAGAACATAGTTGCTGTCGTGATTCCACAACGCAACAACGGGATGATCCTGTTCCCGCAAAGCCCGGTCAAACGCACCGGGGCGGATCTCTTCACGAAACTGAAACCGCTCCCCAAGCACCACAGAGCGGACGCCATACTTAGCGGCGTAGCCGGTGATGTACGTCTTGCCGTTCTCACGCTTCTCGACGTTGAGCGGCAGTTGCGAGTTGTGGCGGGAGACCTGCATGGTTATTTCCTCTTGCGGCGTGAGCGTGCCGGTGCTGGCTTGACGGGCGTATCGTTTGGCATGGGCGGCCCGGCCAGCAGCTGGTCGGTGTAAGACACGGGCAGGTTGTCGGCCGGGGCCGGCTCGCCAGCGTTGCCAGCAGCCGCTGACGCAATGCCCTGCATGGTGGTGAGGTTCATTTGCATGTATCGCTGGTCGCCATCCGCCCCGATGGGGTTCATGTTGAGCACTTCGCGGCACTCGTTGATTGAGTAAATGCCAGTGTTGAGCATGGTTTGCAGCCAGTTGGCCTGGGCGGCCAGGTCGCCACGCAGCAGGCCACGGGTATCAAACTCAGCAAAGAAAACGTCATCTTTGACCACAAGGTCGCGGGTAATGGCCGACTCCCAACGTCGGAACCACGGCAAGAGCGTCTGCTGCACCAAGTCGATGGCGGCCTGCTCCTGGCTGGCGTACCCCACCTTGGTCTTGTCTTGCACGTAGCTAGGGTCAACGCGGTACGCGCGGCAGATCTCAATCACTTGGTATTGCCGAGTTTCCAGAAACTGGCTGGCCTCGTTCGTGCTTTGCACGTCCTTCCAGTGGACGCCCTGCGGCAGCACAGCCGTTCTATGACTTCGGTCGGCCCCACGGTGCATGCGTTCAAACTGCTCACGCAGCCGCTCGGCAGTCTCCACCGTGATCGGGTTGTCGGACTCCATGAGCCCTGACAGCCGGCAGGCGTTGCCGAAGTAGGCCCCGCCGTGCGTTTCCAACGCTTGAGCCAGGGCGATGGCATCACGGCTGAGCGTAATCGGCAGCATCCCCATGACGCCGTCGTTTGACAGCCAACGCAGGTGGAAAATCTGGTCTTGCCGGTAGATCGTCTCTCGCCCGTTTTGCTCTCGGTAGCAGTACCGGAGCGTCCCGTCCTCAAGCTGCTCTACCGTCATCCGGCTCGGGTGCAGCGGCCACAACTCTGACACAGCACCGGCCGAGCCGCTGCGGATCTCGGCGTAGGCATTGCCCCACAGCAGGCAGTGGGCCGTCAGCATCTCGCGCAGTTCAAACGACGTGAGCCAGCCATTTGGCTGCTGGTTCAAAAGACGATAGAGAGGCAGATCGCGGGCACGCTCTTTGCCGCCCTCGGGCAGCCGGCGAAACACATGCAGCGGAATCGTGGCGACGTTCTCGGCAATCAATCGCACGCAGGCCAGCACCGTCGAGCACTGCATTGCCGTCTCGGGCGTAACCCTCACGCCAGCCGGACCACGGGACGGCGAATCGTTCCAGCCGTCGCCTGACGCACCACGCAGATCGATGATGCGGTAGCTCTTTTCCTCTGTCGTCTCGGCGTTGGCGATCATATGGCGACCAAATCCCAGTTTTGCTCAGGTGGCGGTGCTGTCGATGTCTGCCAGAGGCCAATAGCCATCACCAGGCTGACGATCCCGTCGATGCGTTCGGTGCTCTTCGCCTTGCTTGGTTTGATGTTTCCGGCCGCACTGTCCTGCTGAATCGCCACGTTGCTCGCCTGCCACGCCAGCACCGGGTGCCCACCGTGCAGCAGCTTGCCCGATACGACGAAGTTCTCCAGCTGCTTTGACGGGCCTGACAAAGAGCCGTAGCCCTGCCGAAAGTCTGACATGGGAAGCCCATCTCCTTGCAGTTGCTGACCGAGGTGAGCACTACCCCAAGGGTCTAATCCGATGCCACGAATGCGGTACTTACTGGCAAGGTTGACGATGTCACGCCGCACCACCTCGAAGTCGGTGACGTTTCCATCAGTCATCGTCAGAAGGCCCTGCCGCTGCCAAGTCAGGTAAGGAACCTTATCGCGTCGCTCACGCTGATGGGCGTTATCACTCGGTATCCAGAAATGCGGCTCCACCCAGTACGTGCCGTTGTCCAAAGGGAAGAACAGCACGAAGGCCGTGGTATCAAACGTCGTGGCTAGGTCAAGCCCGGCCCAGCACTCACGGCCGGCAAGATCCACCGGGCAGGCACCGTTGCCCTGAGCCCAGTGATCCATACGCAGCCACCTTTGATCCTGCTCCGTCCATTGGTCCAGATAGAGCTGGCGGAAAGTGTTCTCGTAGGTCGGCATCTCGATAGCCCTGGCACACTCGCTCCGCAGGAAGTCGAGCTTCACCGAAACGCCCAGGTTGGGATTGGCAGCGGCCCAAACTTTTTCGTCTTTCCAATCGGCCTCCACCGGAGCCGCAAAGATCATCGGCAGGAATGACTCGTCTTTGATGGCACCGCTGGCGACACCTTCGGCGTACTTCCAGACTTCCCAACAGACGCTCTTGCGGTCATAGCCCGCCGTGGTCAGGGCCACCGTCAGCGGGTTGCGTCGAGCACCTTGCCCCGACAGCATCACTTCCCACATCTCACGGTTGCTCACATGGAGCTCGTCAAAAACCACGGCATGGGGCGAGAGCCCGTGCTGCAATCCGGCCTCGGCGGAAAGTGACTTGTAGGTTGAGTGCGTGGACTCGCGGACGATGGCGTTTCGGTAGACCTTCAGCAGGCTTGATAGCGTAGGCGACTGCTCCACTGCGATGCGGGCGGTATCAAATACCAAGCGTGCCTGGTCCCTCGAGGCAGCACACGAGTACACTTCGGCACCGGGCTCATCTTCGAGCAGGCACCGCAGGGCAATGCCGGCAGCCAGCGTGCTCTTGCCATTTTTGCGAGGCACCGCCAGTAGCGACGTGCGGACTTTGCGGCGGCCGTTGATTTCAGCGAACAGCGACCGCACGTAGTCCTTCTGCCACCGCTCCAGCAGGAACGGCTTGCCGCCCAACTCGCCCTTGGCGTGCGTCAGGTGTTTCTCGAAGAACCGAACGGCTATGCACGAGGCACACTTGCCGCAGGGCTTCTTAACCGAACAT